TGCAAGACGTGCGGTGAGAAGGTTAGCGAAGGACATAAGAACTATTTAGGTCCCACGAAAGCTGCTATCAGTTTAATAACGGCGGAATTCTTAATTGGCAAGGCTCACGCCTATAATGACACAGATTTCCGCAAGGCTGCTATCCGTCTTATCGGTGAAAAAGGAGTTGTTTTAATAACTATCGCAATGGGGCTTCCGCTCTTCGAAGAAGACGCCGAATACATCAAGAACAATATTCAATAAAGCCCGGCGGCGCGTGTATCTCAACTGGTAGAGTGGCGGACGTCCAGAAAACAACAACGAGAGCCGGATGCGGGTTCGAATCCCGCCGCGCGCCCAAATCAAACCAATCGCACAACGCACGATGAATAAAAAAGATAGAAACAAGGCCTTCAGCCCCAATAGTCCTAACGTCTGCACGGGCAGCGTGCTCGGACTTGCCGAACTTATCGGAATAAGCCACGGTAAAATGCGCACTCTTATCGGCCACCTATGCGCCGCAGGACTGATAACGAGCGAATCATCGAACAAAGGAACGGCATTTCGACTTACTGACCGCGGCGAACAGGTATTGAATTTCACATCGGCAGACGTCGACGATTTTTCGACCATTCTGTCGGTTATCCAACGGCCTTTCGGCATAGCTATTTTACATATTATTAAACAACTAACGCACAACGCACTATGAAAAACAACATCGAAAATGGGATTTACATCCCCGAGGAACAGCGCAACCTTATCCCCGTCGACGAATGGGTGAAGCGCGAAGATCCGACCACAGCGCAGACCGTTGTACTTGTAACCGATTTCGGAATGCTCGAAATCGCCAAAGAAGACCTACCGGGCGGATTCAATTTCGAGGGCGCACAGAAAGCTGCCGCCGAATACCGCAAGGGCTTCCGCTGCCCGACCCGGCATGAAGCAATTGAAATGTACGACGCCCGGTTCCGTGGCCTCGACGAAGCGTTCAAGAAGATCGGCGGCGAACCCGCAACGACTATCGGCTGGACGAGCGAAGCCGACCCCGACCCGGAGTACAATTCCTACTACGCGTTCATCTACAGCGGTGGCACGGGCAACGTGAGCAACAACGGCAAGTGTAACACGCTCGCCGTGCGTCCGGTTTCCGCTTTCAAGAAATAGTTTCACAGTTCAATCATTCCCGCGCCCTTTACGGGGCGCGGGGTTAACCCCAAAGACCAAACAGAAATGAAAAAAGGCACGATCATCAAACGCACCGACTACGTGGCGACGATGCTCGCTATTCCCGTCGGAGAAGAACACGAATTCACGCTGACGGGGCGCGACTACGCATCGTATATGAACGCCGTCAGCCGTTTCAACAAGAACGGCAAGGCGAAATTCGAAGCCCGCACCGCTTCCGCATCCACCATCGTAATTAAACGCCTTTCGTAATATGTCGCTCCCCGAATTATACGAATTACAGCATTGCCTCGTCCACGTCGCCGATGTCGTTGCTTGCGCAATCATCAAGCGCCAGCAACCCGCCGCCGACCTCGTAACGAAACGCGCGCTGTATCGGGAATTCGGTCGGGGCTGGGTCGATAAGCATATCGCCCCGCGTGGGAAGATCGAGGGCAAGCGATTCGGAACGGCCCCGAATTCACCGATCAAATACAGCCGCACGGAATTCGTCGCCCTGCTCGAAGCCGAACGTTTGCAACGCGCAGAAATCATTGGCAAATACGGACAGCAGGAGCAGCCAAAATAAGCCGTTTCGCAGCCTTTACCGTACCGGACGACCGAACACACGGCAACAGCACGAAAGTCGAAAAAACAGCAAATTCGATAAAAATAACATGCAAGCACTCAAATACACATCAAGGGAGGTAAACCGGAATTTCCGCATCAAGGTTTCGGGCCTCGGTATCCACGAACTCAAAGGCTTCACAGGGTTCGTCGGATTGGTGGGGAGTGAACTCGCAAACAACCTGCTTGACCGAGCATTCCGAAGCAGGGCGGACAAGGTAGAATGCAAACTGCGACGCGGCTTGAAAATAACCTTTTACTACAAGTAGACATGAAAACCAAAATTTTAGCTATCCCGTGGTGGCTGTCGTTGGTCGCGCTCGGCGGAGCGATGGATGCAGACCCGATTTCATGGGTCGCCGTCGCCGTAACATTCGCCGCGTTCGTAACACTTTCCGCAGCCATAATCAGAGAACAAAGGAAAACCGCATAATAACCAATCATCACAAAACGCACGATGCTATGAACATCAAGATCAAATCAATTACCCTGCGCAATTTCAAAGGACTGCGCGACGTATCGTTCGATTTCGACGGCCGTAACGCCACGATCATAGGCGACAACGGTACGGGAAAGACAACCATTTTCGACGCCTTGACGTGGGTACTGTTCGGCAAGGATTCGCACAACAGTACCGACATCGACATCAAGACAATAGACGCCACGGGCGAACCGATGCACCGCGCCGAGCATTTCGTCGAGGTGGCATTGGACGTGGACGGCTCCACACAGACGCTACGACGCACATATCGCGAGATATGGAGCAAACCGCGCGGATCGTCCGACCTGCGATTCGTCGGACACGAAAGTGCGTTTGCCGTCAATGGCGTGGAGGTCGGAACCAAGGCGGCATACGACAAAATCATTTCGGAATGGATAAACGACGACGTATTCCGAATGCTGACCGACCCGATGTATTTCAATACTCGCGTCGATTGGAAAGGCCGTCGCGCTGCCCTTTTAGCCCTCGTCGGGGATAACATCGACCGCACGGAAATACAGGCCCGATTTGCCGACCTGCTCGCGGAAATGAACGGTGAACCCCTCGCGGATTTCAAAGCACGGCTGGCGGCCGAAAAGCGCAAGAACAAAAAGGAACTCGACACGTTCGCCCCGAAGATCGAAGCATATCAAAACACGATGCCGCCGACGGAAGACTACACAGCGCTGGAACAGGAAATCGTGCAACGCGAATCTGTGGCCGCAAACGAGATCGCTGCCTACCAACGGCAAATCGACGCACTCGACACGCAGATCGCCGACGCATCGAAAATAGACGAGGAAACGCAGGCCGCCCACGACCGAAGACTGAAAAAGGTGCTCGACATCAAAAAGTCGTTGTCCGATCATATCGACGCTCGACTGACCGCGGCCCGTCGGTATAACTCCGACCGCGACGCGGCCATCATGGACGCACAGGCGAAAGCGGATTCAATTCTGCGCGAAATCGAGAAAACCGAAACGACGGCAAACTCGAAACGGGACACCCTCGAAGCCTGCGTAAAGAAGCAGGCGAATATCAAATCGGCACTCGATAGCATGCGTGCGAAATACGAGGCCGAGAAAAAGGCGGCATTTGAATACGTCGACGCGACCACCTGCTACGCTTGCGGCCAGCCGTTACCCGCCGCAACCATCGAAGAAGCCCGCCGCGCGGCCCGCGAGAGCTTCGAGAAGCACCAGCGCGAAATACTCGACAAGTTGATCGCCGACGCCAATCTCGAAAAGGATACTTACAGCAAGTTAACAAAGCTGGTTTCGACCACCGAACAGGAAATCGCAATGCTCGATCAACGCCTATCGCAACTGCGCGCGGAACATCACGCTGCGACGCTGGCTATCACAACCGCGAAAGACGTTCTCGCAATCGACCTCGAAACGGAGGAAGAACAGGCGAAATTATCCCCCGAATACCGAAAACTCACCGACGAGCTTACCCGCGCGCAAACCGCCCTCGAAGCCTCGGCGACCACGAAAATCACGGCCGCTACGCTCACGACACGCCGCCGGGATATATCCGCACAGATCGACATGGTGCGTCAGAACCTCGCAACCGCAACCGCCGACCTACGCCGCCGCCTTGCAAACAAGGAGCGCACGGCGGAAATTCAACGATTGATAGACGAAACCAAAGCCGCCGAAAAGAAGATCGCCGAACGCATTGCCGAACTCGAACGCCTCGAATTTGCGGCGGCGGCCTACACGAAAGCGGACATCGAAGCCGTCGAAGCGGCGATAAATTCGCGGTTCGACCTCGTGCGCTGGCGAATGTACGAACAGACCATCGAGGGCGCGGACGTCGAAACATGCGTCGCCACCATCGACGGCGTGCCGTTCAACTCGTTGAACAGCGCCGGGCAGGTACTCGCCGGGCTTGACATCATCCGTACGTTCTGCCGCTACTACGGCGCAACCGCGCCCGTCTTCATCGACAATGCCGAAAGCATATCGCAGACCGATTTTGCGCTTGATTCGCAGGTCATTCGCCTGCAAGTGGTCGAGGGTGCTGCGCTCGAACTTAAAACAGCGTAACGACATGGCGCAGATCGTCAGCAACGAAAAAGGATTCAAGGTTATCCACGTCGAAACGCTCGACATGTGGGCCATCGGAAGCCCCGCGAAATGCGACTACTGCACGGCGGATATGGCGACCCCCGACGGTGGCTATTACATCGCCGTACTGAATAAGATATACTGCCCGCAATGCTATAAACGCTGGCTTTCCGAGGCGTGCCGCCACCCGCAGGACGCCCCTATCGAAGACCGCAACTACAACACGTATCGTCAAATCTTTTATTTCAAATAACTATGGCACAGAATAACAATCAGAACGGAGCGCAGACCGCCCCAACGACGCAATCGAAAGCGATTGCCGCAATGAAAGATGAACTTGCGAACAGCGTCCTGCGACGCATCGAGGAGCTGCAAGCAAACGGCGGACTGGTCGTCCCGAAAGACTACGCCGTAACTAACCAAATGAACCTTGCATGGCTTCGTATCTCCGAAATGCTTTGGGAGGATTCCAACAAAGTACAACACCCGGTTTTGGAGGTCGTAACCAAAGCGTCGGTGGCAAATTCGCTGCTCGACATGGTGCTGCAAGGCATGGATATTCAGAAGAAGCAAGGGTATTTTATCCCGATCAAAAACAAGGCGTCGGGGCAGCTCGAACTGACGTTCTGGCGGTCGTATTTCGGCGATGAGAAACTGGCCCGCGCACAAGGCATGAAGAAAGTCCGTTCGGTCGTCGTCTACGAGGGTGACGAATTCGAATACATGTATACGGAGGACGGCGAAATCAAGATAACGAAACACGTTCCGAGCCTGTCGAGAATCGACAAAGACAAGATCGTCGCCGCCTACGCCGTAACGACTATGGCCGACGGCTCGCACTCGACGACGATCAAGACGATGACCGAAATCCGGCAGGCGTGGATGCAAGGCGCGACGCGGGGCAACTCGCCTGCGCACCGAAATTTCACCAGCGAAATGGCCGGGCGAACAGTCGAGCGTTCCGCCATGAAGCACATCATCAACTCGTCGTCTGACGCATGGCTGTTGAGCGAAGACGAGAAAGAACGCCGCGTAACGAACGAAACGGCGGCCGCGCCCGCCGGGGCAAATATCGAAGAAGCAAAATTCGAGGAGGTTGCTCCGGCCGCAATCACAGCACAATCGGCCGTACCCGCCGAAACGATGCCGCCGATCCCTACGCCGACGCCCGTTCCACGCGAGGAGGTAACCGAAGAGGCAGCCCCCGCTGCCATTGAAGACGACCCGTTCAACGTGTAACCCGATGAAGCTGCACGTTATATCCTCGTCGTCGGCTGGCAACTGCTACGTTTTGGAGAGCGAAGCGTCTGCGCTCGTTATCGAGTGCGGCGCATCGCCCGAAACGATGTTCGCCCGAACCGGTATCGACGCCCGAAAGTTCGTCGGTGCAGTAGTAACGCACGAGCACGGCGACCACGCGGCCCACATCGGTAAATACGCCGACCGGGCAATCGACGTCTACGCTTCGCGGGGAACGCTCGCGGCGTGCCATATCGACAAAGCGTACCGGGCGCACGCTTTGCGGCCGATGCAGTCCGTCACGGTCGGCGATTTCGTCGTCCGGGCGTTCGACGTGAAGCACGACGCGGCAGAGCCGTTCGGATATATCATCGAACACGAGGAATGCGGAAAAGTGCTATTTGCTACCGACACGCATTTTATCCGGTACAATTTCAAATCCCTGCGGCTGAATCATATTCTGATCGAGGCGAACTATTCACAAGAGGAGCTGGACGATAATATCGCCCGCGGGGCAATGAACCCGGCACAGGCAGCGCGCGTGCGAACGTCGCATCTATCAATCGACGCAGCGTGCGATATGGTCAAGGCGAACGAAACGGCGGAACTTTCGACAGTCGTTCTGTTGCACCTTTCGAACGCAAACAGTCTTGCCGATGCTTTTGCCGCGCAAATGCGCAAAACAGCCCGTTTTGCGCGTGTTTTCGTCGCGGACAAGGGTTTAATCGTCGAACTGAATAAAAGCGAAATTTAACGGGCCAAATCAGCATCAATGGCAAACGAAACAAATACTGGTTGGGTGCGGTTGTATCGCAGCACGCTCGGATGGGAGTGGTTCGACGACCCGCTCACGCTGCAACTGTGGGTCGTTTGTCTGCTCAAGGCGAATTACCTGCCTACGAGCTGGCGAGGAGTGGAGATTGAACGCGGAGCTTTCGTTACCTCCGTCGATAGTTTGTGCGCAGAAACAGGACAGACGACACGACAGATTAGAACCCGTTTAGCTCGTTTGCAGGCGTCCGGCGAAATATCCGTCCGTGCGACAAACCACAAAAGCATCATAACCATCTGCAAATTCGACACTTACCAGCCATTAGAAAATGAAAACGACAAACGACCGACAAACAAAATGACAAACTCAAAACACATATTAACAAACTGCAAACCAAATGATTGCAAAGATGAAAAATTTGAAAACGACAAACTGAACGACAAACCGACACACGAAAAGCGTCGGAAACCGTCAAAAAATCGAGAAATGAGCGACAAACTCAAAATCGCCACAATGGACTATAATACAAACAGTTGCAACGACGATAAATTCAAGAGCGACAAACAAGCGACAAACAAAACGACAAACTCAAAACAGGGAATAACAAGCTATAATTCAAATGGTTGCAAAGATGCGATTTTTGAAAACGACAAGCAAAACGACAACAGTATAAGAATATATAAAGAAGAATATAAAGAATTAAAAGAATCTCTCTCTTCGCGCGCACGCGCGACGGAGGCAGAGAGAGACACATTTTTTGAAATCTTTTTTTTCAAGAATTTCCAAAATCCCGATTACGAGGTCGAACGGTTCTGCGCTAATTACGAGGCGTCGGGCTGGATTCGTAAAAACGGACAAGCTGCTACCGACCGCCCGGCGCTTGCGCGTACATGGACGCAGGAAGATAAAAACACCGCGCCACGCTTCAGCGCCGATTTCCTTGCGAAATACCGACGTTTCTACGGCCTCGCAAAGCAAATGAATCCGGCGCTTGCGCCGATATTCATTCACGATCTGGAATTGGTATTTATCGACGCCGAACGCAAGCGGCTGACATTCCGCTGCACGCGGCAGATGGCCGAAGCCGTCGAAGCCAATGTCCGGTTCTTTCGGGATAACTTTTTCGACAAACATTTCGCGGGCTGGACGCTACACTACCAAACCCCGCGAATCTAAAACCACAACGCACGATGAAAAACAAAAACGACAAGCGGGGTAAGTCCCCGGCGAATTTCTACGACAGAATCGCTGAAATGCTCGGTAAGGCGGCTATTCCGCAGACGATCACAGTCGAGGCCGAGGGAGTTTCGCCCGAAACATTATCGGCAGCAGGAATCACGAAACGCGAACTGTATGCCACCGTCGCAATGGCAAGCCTTGCGCACGCCATCATAACAACCCCACCCGTCGGAGGCGGCAGGCTTCGTTCAGACTGGGCGCGGCGCGTGGCTGCACAGGCCGCAGAGCTGGCCTACCACCTCGACGAAGCGCTCGGCGAGATCGAACGAAACGGCGAACCCGCAAAAGATTCAAGACGATGAACATTCTGTATTTACCGCTCAAAAAGGAGTGGTACGAAATGATCGAGGCCGGGATCAAAAAGGAGGAGTATCGGGAGTTCAAGCCGTATTGGCTTCAAAGGTTAATGCTCTGGGCGGATGGAGAACGTATTGATAAAATATCCGCAGAACGCGTTATGGAACATCCGATTGGCACTTTTGAATGGGGGCCGCAATTCAAAGACTATGATGCCGTGTGCTTCTCCTATGGCTACACGAAGCGCCAGATGCTTTGGGAATGCAAGGGCATCACGATCGGCAAAGGCCGCCCGGAATGGGGCGCACCCGATCACGAAACATTCATCATCAAACTTGGAAACCGACTGAACGATGAGAGATTACAGTAAAGATTTCGCCGAATGGCGCAAGAAACGCGCGGGAGTAGAACGGCCTATCTATGACAACCCGGCCGATGCGGGTATCGAAACGGATTTCCGGGTCGGGCAACAGGTGTCGTTCACAAATGAATACGGCGTCCGGTTCGAACCGCACGTGATAATGGGATTCTGCAAACCGGAGCTTTCGGGCCGGTGCGTCTACCTCAACTACGACTGCTACTGGTTCCCGGCGAAACTCGAATCGTTAAAGCCTTATCGGAAATGAAAGCCATTCATCACACCTGCCGATGCACCGGGCAACAGTTTACGTTCAAAGAGTGGTGCGCATGGATTGAAAGTCACGAAAAAGCCGGGCGGGATAGTAGTAGATTCGTGGTGTTATCGTACAACGGTTTTGATTTCAACATCTGCAACGTATGCCTAACGCCTAACAGCCCCATCCGGTTATTCAACACCCATTGTATCGTGGCGGTTAGAACGGCACAGTCGCCGAATGGACGCTGGGATTACGGGCTGGATGTCAATTTGCACAATTCGGGCCATTACGTCGGACTCGGATTCGTCGACGATGTGCAAAAGGGCTACCCAACGGAAGCCGCCGCGATTCTTGCCGCCCTGCTCGATGCCCGCAAATCAGCCGAACGCGAACTGGCGGACTGTTCCGGTCGCTCCCGGTCGAATCCCGATAACGAGGACGACGAAGACGGGTTCATCAAAGACAGCACGCTGGCCCGATACATTCGGAACATCATCAAGCAAATCGACGATCAGCGCCGGGCAACGGCGTTCAAACAACTAACCCTATTTTGATTATGACACGACACGTTGAATCGCACATGCAACGAATGTGCGTCAGTTGGTTCCGGCTCAAATACCCGGCCATCGGAAAGCTCCTGTTCGCCGTTCCGAACGGCGGCGCACGGAGCCGCACGGAAGCCGCGATAATGAAAGCGGAGGGCGTAACCGCAGGCGTTACCGACCTTATCCTGCTTATCGGGCGCGGGGGCTTCAACGCCCTATGCATCGAAATGAAGACCACCGACCGACGTTCCGCCCTATCGGACACACAAATCGAATGGCGTTCGCTCGCAATCACGAACGGGAACAGGCACGTCGTCTGCCGGACATTCGAGGAATTCCAATCGGAAATCCGCTGGTACATGGCGCGCCCGGCAAATAGCGAACCACGGGACGAGATCACCTGCGCCCGCCCGATTGTTCCGCCGTCCATCGAAGAGATCGAGCGAGCATTTGGGAAAATCAGACGACACAAAATCAATCATCAACCAACAAAAACCGAGAAACAATGACAACACACAACCCGAAATTCAGAGGGACGCCCGGCTCGTGGCGGGTTGACGGACACGAACACAAAAACGGCGTCGTAGAATATACCATCGTTTCGATTTCCGGCGACGCTGTCGGATGCGCTCCCGTCGCAGAGGTATTGCGCAATAACCCGCGCCCGATGCCGGAGCAGCGCATCGAGGCCAACGCCCGACTATTGGCCGCCGCGCCCGACCTGCTCGCTGCGCTCGAAATCATCGTCGGGATACTTGACCCGGACAAACTGACCCCATATCGGTTTGCGCGCGAAGCGATAGATGTGGCGAAACAGATCATCGGATACGTCTACGGAGCGGACGAGCGAAACCGCCCAACCAACGAATCGCCCTCAAACGACGCCGAATTCCTCGAATGGCTGTACGTCCGACTGGTCGGCACCCACGGCGAAAATCCGAATACGGACTATATGCAGAGCCTCAAATCTATAATCGAAAAATTACGGTAACTATGAAAACAGTTGAAGACCTTAACAGGCTGATCCGCGACGAAATCGCGGCTATCGAAACACTCCGAAGCGAAGACGAAAAAATATGGTCGGTTCGGGAGGGGGTGACGGAGGCCGACGCAAAACGCAGCAAGAAGATCCACTGCATGATCGGCGACCGTAACGACAAGATCGCCCACTTGCGCCGCCCGATCCGCTTTGTCGAGGCAACCCCGGAATATGGTGTGCGAATGATGCTCGACCAACTGCGCGGGCAGGTAGATCGAATCACCGCATCTGCCGACCGCTACAAGTTGAAAGAGCAGAAAAAAGAGTATATGAATCGTGCGGGCGTGCCATTCAAACGCACGCAAATCGCCGAACTTGAATTCCTACTGAAATGAACATTGGACTTGTAGATGTGGACGGGCATAATTTTCCTAACCTCGCGCTAATGAAACTGTCAGCGTGGCATAAATCGCAGGGAGATTCGGTAGAGTTCGCCGACCCGATGTTCGGTCGCTACGACCGGGTTTACATGTCAAAGGTTTTCACCTTTACGCCCGATTGCCTCGATATTTATCATTGCGAGGTGATACGAGCTGGAACTGGGTATAAAGACTACACGACAACACTACCCGATGAAATCGAACACACCTGTCCGGATTATTCGCTGTACGGAGGGGGGGGGCGCGAGGCATACGGGTTTCTCACTCGCGGTTGCGTGAACTCCTGCCCGTGGTGCATTGTTCCGCACAAAGAGGGAGGCATCCGCCTCGGCTCGCCAATCCGGGAGTTTATCGGAGGCAAACGCCGAGCTGTATTGCTCGACAACAACGTGCTGGCATCGGATTTCGGGCTGGAGCAGATCGAGGAGATCGTCCGCATGGGGATTGCAGTCGATTTCAATCAAGGGCTGGACGCCCGGCGAGCCTGCGATGATCCCTACATCCTCGACTTGTTGGCGCGGGTGAAATGGATGAAACAGATTCGTTTTGCCTGCGACCGGATGGCGCAACTGGAGGCAGTTACAAAATGTGTCAAAGAGTTGGGACGCCGAGGCATCAAGCCATATCGAATTTTCGTCTACTGCCTGATACGAGATGTCAATGAATCATTGGAGCGAATCAACGCCCTGCGCAAGCTGAAAGTCTGCCCGTTTGCCCAGCCTTACCGGGATTTCGATAATAACATCGAGCCGACAAATGAGCAGAAACGGTTGGCGCGTTGGTGCAATCACAAAGCTATTTTCAAAAGTGTTGAATTCAAAAATTACAAAGGATGAACGACAAAGCTATTGCCCCGGAAACTACCGTACAGGAACGGTGCGCCATCTGCGGACGCCCGAAGATTTACAAATACGACAGTTATTGTCGTCCCATCTGCGAACGATGCGCCAACGGAGGAGGCAGGACATACGTTCGAAGCGGGGATAAGATCGGCCGCAACGAGCCGTGCCCGTGCGGTAGCGGATTGAAATACAAACGATGTTGCGGGAAATAGCCTGCTACAAAATTCTATTCGGTAGCGTGTATTATTTACACGCTTTTTGCATATCTTTGTGCTGGTAACCAATACAGAGTAAACGCATACCGGGCCTATGAAAATTCCGCAAACTATCGAAATGCAGGTCGGCGCGCTCAATGCCAGCGAGCACAACCCGCGACAAATCACCGAAGACGATTTCGCCGAACTGGTCAAATCCCTGCTACTGCTGCCGAAAGGCTTGTATTACCGGCCCGTCGTCGTGGACGACCGGAATATCGCCCTTGCCGGAAATATGCGCCTACGGGCGCTGAAATACATTCACGAACTCGGATTCGACGACCTCGCAGAAATCCTGCAGGCGTCGTATCGGTTCCGGCATTTCGACGAGGCGAAACAATCCGCGCTGCTGAACTACTGGCGCGAATGGCAGATGCACCCGACCGTGCCGACGCTTTACGCTTCGGAACTCGACGACGACGAGCAACAACAGTTCATCATCAAAGACAACCTATCGTTCGGCACGTTCGATATTGACATGCTGGCGAACGAGTACGACATCGCGGCGATCATCGACGACGGTTTCGACATCGACCTGCTCCCGAAATCGGCTATCGACGCGCTGGCTGCCGCGAACGGCATAGACCCTGCCGATATAACGGGACGACGCTGTGGCGGCGACGGGGAAGCCGACGAGCACTACACGCACAAAATCACGTCGCCCGTCTACGAGCCGAAGAACGAAAAACCGGACTTATCGACGCTGACCGACAGCGGCCGAACCGACGAACTGCTGGCAAAGATCGAGGCGTCGAACGTATCGCCCGACGAAAAAGAGTTCCTGCGGCAGGCTGCCGCACGGCATACGGTGTTCGACTACGCCAAGATTGCCGACTACTACGCACACGCCTCGAAAGAAATGCAGGAGCTTATGGAAGATTCGGCGCTGGTCATTATCGACTTCGGCAAAGCCATCGAAAAGGGCTACATCCGATTGTCGGACGAAATACGAAACGAATACACACGGGAGTATGGCAATGAGGCATAACGGGTTCGTCGCGTTCATTCTGACGCACGGACGCCCCGACCGGGTGTTGACCTACGAGAAACTGCGCAAACACGGGTACACGGGGAAAATATACATCGTCTGCGACGACGAAGACAAGACGCTGCCGGAATATCGCAAACGTTTCGGCGACGTGCTCGTCTTTTCCAAATCGGAGATCGCAAAGACATTCGACGAGGGCGACAATTTCGGCGACCGCCGGGCAATCATCTACGCCCGCAACGCCTGTTTCGAGCTGGCCCAGCAGATCGGGGCGACACATTTCATCGAACTGGACGACGACTACACGTATTTCAAATTCCGGTTCGACGACCAGCTACGCTGGCACGGCGCAGACGTCCAAGACCTCGACGCGGTATTCGACATGCTGCTCGACTATTTCAATTCCGCCCCAATGCTGACCCTTGCAATCGGACAAGGCGGCGATTATATCGGCGGCGAAAAGGCGACGAGATTCAACGACGGAATACAGCCGATGCGCAAGGCCATGAATTCGTTTATCTGCTCCGTCGACCGACCGTTTCAATTCGTCGGCCGTATCAACGAAGACGTCAATACCTACGTCCTGCTGGGGTCGCGGGGGGGGGTATTTCTGTCCATCCTACAAATCGGCCTCGACCAACTCGAAACGCAGAGCAACAGCGGCGGCATGACGGAATTGTACTTGGACGCGGGCACGTATGTAAAGAGTTTCTACACGGTCATGTATTGCCCGTCATGCGTGGTTGTTTCGGCAATGGGAACCGCCCATCGGCGGCTGCATCATCACATCAAATGGCGGTACGCCGTGCCGAAGATACTGCGCGAATCGGTTAAAAAGTAACGACCAATGGCATCACACCCAAGCAACAACAAATCGGCGAAAGACCGCCGGAATGCCCGTCTGCCGCTCGTGTCTCATCTGCGCCTCGAACGGCGGATGCCGTTTCGTCAGATCGCCGCAGAGGTCGAACGGCAGTTAGGGTATTCGGTAACGCCGAAGACGATCAAGACCGATTGGGATTTGCTCGTCAGCGAATGGCGAGCCGAAGCCGCGAGCAACACACAGCAGGCGTGCGACGAGGCGCTGATGGAGTGCGACCGCGCCATCGCGGAACTGTGGCGGCTGTACGAAGCCAGCAAGCAGAAACGAGTTGTCAAGCGGGCAAAGGTTCGCACGACACTCGTCGATATAAACACGTTCGGAAATCCTGTCGTCGGCAAGCCTCTCGACGCCCCCGTTCCGCTCGAATCGGAAACGTCGAGCGTCACGGAGGAACCCGTCGGCGACGTGCGAATCCTCGCCGAAATCCGCAAATGGGAGGAACGCCGCGACAAACTGCTCGGCCTCGACAAGGTACAGGTCGACATCACATCGGGCGGAAAGGAATTCAAGGGGTTTTCGTCGGTGCTGCCCGTCGTGCCGGGCATCGACGAAATCGTCCGCCGTATCGACGAGGAGCGCGAACGGAAACTATCGGAAGAAGACGAATAACACATGTTTACCGACGGACTACAACAGCGCGAAGAACAGCAGCGCGTCAACTACAAACAGTTGCTTGCCTACCGCCACTTGGCCGACCCGCGAATCCGATACGTCGTCTATGGCGGCGCAGCAGGCGGCGGCAAATCGTGGTTGGGGTGCGACTGGCTTATGCGTTGCTGCTGGGCGTTCCCGAAAACGCGCTGGTTCGTCGGCCGAAACAACATCAAGGATAGCCGCGAATCCGTGCTGGTCACGTTCGGCAAGGTCGCCGATTCCTACGGATTCACAGACTACCGGATAACGGACGACGGCATCAAGTTTACGAACGGGTCGGAAATCGTACTGCTCGACTTGACATTCTATCCGCAGAAAGACCCGATGTTCGAGCGGCTGGGGTCGAAAGAGTTTACAGGTGGTTGGATAGAGGAGGCCGGAGAGGTTCATTATATGGCCTACGAGGTGCTGAAATCCCGAATCGGGCGGCATCTCAACGAGGAATACGGACTGGAAGCGAAGATGCTCATAACCTGCAATCCGAAAAAGAATTGGCTGTATAAGCATTTCTACAAACCGCATATCGACGGAACGTTACCGAAAGACTGCGCATTCGTTCAGGCGTTGGTCTACGACAACCCGTTTATCACGCCCGATTACATTCGAACGCTCGAATCAATCGGCGTCAAGTCGATTCGGCTACGTCTACTGCTCGGCAAATGGGAATACGAGAGCAACGCAAACCAACTCGCCGACTACGACGCCATCCTCGACTGCTTCACGAACGAGCGGCAGACGGGCGACGGCGTGCGGCGTATCAGTGCCGACCTTGCCATGAAAGGCCGTGACCGCTTCGTCGCGTTCAACTGGACGGGAATGGCCGCTAAACTCGCTATCGACAAACCATACAGCACGGGCAAGGAGATCGAAACCGACCTGCGCGACGAATCGAGGCGGCACGGCGTCCGGCGCTCCAACATCATCGCCGATTCTGACGGACTGGGGCAGTACCTCGATTCGTATTTGGAGGGCATCAAGACGTTCCACGGAGGAGCGCCCGCGCCAGATAACACGTATTTCAACCTCAAATCGCAATGCGCGTTCAAACTGGCGGAGGTTATCAATGCGGGGCTGCTCTGCATCGACTGCCCGGAAGAACTGCAATCGACCATTGCCGAAGAGCTGGAAGCCTGCCTTGTCGCCCGCGACGTCGACGCCGACACGAGCAAGAAACGGATCATCGACAAACGAGAGATGAAAGCCGTACTCGGTCGGTCGCCCGACTATTTCGACCCGTTGATGATGCGCATGTACTACGAGATCGTCCCGCAGCCGAAAGGTATGCGCGCCCGCGTCGGGCGGCTTTCGTGAAAAGCTGTTTTCGGGCTGTTTCTGCTGGTAAAATTTGACAGCCGAATAAACTACCGTCCCGACGGCAAAAGTGGATTAAACAGAAAAACTGATGAAAATAACTATCAAGAAACGGACGACCCGGCAAGTACTCGCTATCGAACGAGTGCTGACGCCCGAATCGCGTGCAGCGTTACAAACCCTGCCAAAGCCGGATAAGGTGTGCGGTGTGCGAACACCTCGTAACCTCAACGATCTAACCCTCGGCGACTTGTTCAGCTTGCAGGCAGACGGGACGCACGCCCTTATAGAGCGAATCGCGTCCGTCATTCTGAAAGTACATCCCCGGCGCTGCTACAACGAACGGGCAGACAAAATGCTCGGTTTCGTCTTTTGGGTCGGGCGAGAATTGGAGCGCATCGCAGCGTTGTTCGCAAGCACAGGCAACCAGCCGACGCCCGAAGAGATCAAAGCCGGAATAAACGACCTTGATTTCGGGCCGTTCGGCATCATCGACTGGTACGCCCACCGACAGGGCTACCAAGACCAAAACGACGCCGCAAAGGTGGCATGGGTGCGCGTCTGCGAGTGTATGCGAATCGACAACGAGCGGATCGCCTTTGAACGGCGTCTGCGCGAAATAATGGCCAATAAAAACAAATAGACCTATGGAAAAACCGACAGTCGAAAACAAAGTCAAGGAGATCGCCGAGGCGATGGGCCTTACCTATCTGTGCGAATCGTGGTTCCGCGCCAATCAAGCGTTCGACCGATTCCGGCGTCAAGGAGAGAGCCGCGAGGTTACGAACCCCGACGGCCTCACGCTGCCCGCCTGCCTCTACGTGCAACCCGTGGCGGGTTTTCTGAATTTCACGTCGCAGGGCTTCGTGCGCGACGCTCCGTCCTGCCTTATCTCCTTTGCCGACGCTATGCCGTTCGACTACAAAGGAGCCGAGGCGCAGGAGATCGCCGAGCGGCTGAAAGGTCTTGCCGTGCGATTCATCGTCGCCGTAAACGAAAGCGGCTTTTTCGTTCCGGTCAGCGGGCATGTCAATTACCGCGTCGCGTTCGACAAGATGGACGCAAACCTATGTATCGTAACGCTGTCGCTGACACTCCAAGAACAGGCGGGCGTCTGCTTCGATTACGGCTTGTAGCTATGGACGTACAAAGAATAGAACTCGAAGCCGACCGAATCGTCGCCGAAGAACTCGACCGGGCACGGCAGAAAATTATCGAGCACCACGTCGCCGCGGGACAACGGACGACGGGCACAACCGCCGACAGCATCACAATAGCCGTAACGACCAATGGCGGCGTAACCACGGGAACGATGGACGCCCGCCCATATTTTGCAGCACTCGAAACCGGCACGCAACCGTGGCTGTCACAGCATTTTCGCCGACGCCGCGACGGGTCGGTCTATCCGTCCGCCCCGAAATGGTTTATCGACATCATCGCGGACTGGGCCGCAGCAAAGGGTGTAGATATTTCAGCGTGGGGAGCGGCGACCAAAATAATGACGGAGGGGTCGGCCCTATTCCGTAACGGCGGCCGCGAAGACATCTTCACGCCCGAAATAGCGGCCCTATCCGACCGCATCGCCGATAGGCTGGCGGGGCTTTTCGATGCACAGATCGTCGAATCAATTTTAAGACAATAGACCATGAGCAGAACATTTACACACAGCAGCACGGGAACAGTAGTCGAATATCCCAATGCAACGCATTTCGCATTCGTCCCGGCGATTTTCAAAATCACGAAAATTCCCACAACGTATGACAAATTAGAAATGGTCTTAACCGACCGCCAAGCGCAGCAATCGTACAGCGAAGAGCGCGAGCCGTTCAATGGGGCCGCATATTTCGATGTACGGCGGTATCTGCAACTGTTGTTCAATAACGTTGCGCAGGGAGTGATTGATTACAGCAAGGCGTTCGTCGATTCCCCGCTGAAAAAGAATATCTACGCTACGATATACTGGTATCGCAACGGCAGTCAATTCTATCTCGGCACGTTTGGGATAGACGCTATTTGGGGCACAATATCCGCCCGCGAATCATCCGGCGGCATCATGCGTCGCAAATGGTTCGTCCGCTATCCGTTTACGGTTGATGTCTTCGCCAAGAACGGAACATCGTTCGACGTGCTGATCGACGGTAAACAGTCCGACATCATGTTTTACAACCACAACGAGGACGCGGAAGGTGCGACCCCATACCACCGCTACCTGCTGAATCCGGCAAGAGTGATCGACCCCTCGACCGTCGCCCGTTCGGTGCATATCGCCGTACCGCATAGCCTCGTGCTGAAAAACGACGAGGAGGCTGTCGGCATGGTTGGCTATACACTCGACATAGACCGGAGCGCAAACGGTGTCTATCTGCGCTGGATAGACCAACAGGGGCGCTATTGTTACTACCTGTTCAAGGAGATCGGCAGCGCGTCGACCGTTTCGACATCCTCGACATGGGAGCGTGACGATATGAATGTCCCGACCGCTTACATAGACGGCGTGAATATCGAAACGTCAGTCCGGCAAAGCCTATCCCGGAAAAAGACCCGTTCGCTGGGAGCAAAGTTGGTCGATTCCGAAACGTATGATTTCCTGCTCACACTCGCGCAGTCGGTCGTCGTGGATGTTTTCGACGGATACGACGCCAACGACGCGCCGCTGTGGCACCGCGTCAATATCGTTGCTGGCAGCTACGAGAAGACGACGAAGCATTACCAAGATTTTATTTTCTCAATCGAGGAGCCTGCGCTGAGCGCACAAATGCTGTAACCATGACGGAGGAATTATATATCAACGGCGAGGCCGTCGACCTTAAACCGGATGCGGCGACGACCCTCAACTACAAGTCTAACCTGCTCGGCGACATATCGAAAATTACGTCGTCGAATTCGCAGACGATTCAATGCCCGAAGACAACACGCAACCGAAAGATATTCGACAATCCGGGGGCGCCCGCCTATGTATCCGATAAGCGATACAACCGATATTCGGCCCGCCTTGTTCGGAATGGAATCGAGGTCGTCCGTGTCGGATATGCCGTGCTGCTATCTTCGTCTGAAACCTACGAAATCGCGCTTTATTGGGGCGTGATGGCAAACTTTCAAACGTGGGTCGACAAAGCGGCCAAGTTGAACGAGTTGACCGGAACCGAGGCGCTGGCGTGGAATGCAAATACCACACCGACGACCCTGTCGCAAATGAAATCCACAGGATACGGATTTGCAAAATACAACTGCGGCGTGTCGAATGCCAGCCTTGCCAATTTCCACCCCAGCGCTACCGCATGGTGGATTCTCGACAAGATAACCAAGCAGGCCGGATTCACGTTCGAAATGCCGAGCAAGTACGCCAGCGCATTGCGAGCAATCGCGATTCCATGCTTGAGTAAAAAAGCCAGTCCGGAAAGTTGGGATTCAGGCGCATTTAAGGGTGAGATATATGCGCGATTAACCTCTGAATCTTATATGGGATTGTATTATATCTACTATTGGGCAATTACCGTACATAGTACGTTTCAGTCCGCACTTCCATTCTATAAAGGGGAAACCGGAATCACGACAGGCGGGAAACGACTTCAAATGTCCTATTTTTCGACATGCGGTTGCAAAAAGCTACGAATCAAAATCCAGATTGACACGTTTCCGGAAGTTGCAAATATGGGCGCAAAAATGAGTCTCCGAAAACATACCAGTAGCGATACTTGGTATGAAACAAATTACAAATGGTCGCCTACGGTGGGCGGTGCATGGATGTATGATATTGACGAGGTTATTGATTGCTCGGATTTTGATGAGTTTTGCATTGGGCTTGACTTGACCCACAATCACAGCACAAGCAACAATGGTTCTACATTCGCCGGAAATATCGAAATCTATGCTCACGATGAAGAGATAACCTATCCAAGCGCATTTAGCATCGCCCCTAATCTGCCCGAAATCTCGCAAATCGACTTCATCAAGGCGATCTGCGGAATGTTCGGCATCTTTGCCGTACCCGACCCTACAAACGTCAATAATCTGAAATTCGTATCGCTCGACATCTTACAGGAGAATAAAGCGCAGGCGTGCGATTGGTCGGATAAATTCGTCCGAAGCAATGACGACGAGCCGAAGACCACGGAATACAAAATCAACGACTACTGCCGCAACAACTATTTCAAGTATAAAGAAGACGATACGGTTTCCACGAATGCCGACGGCAATCTGAAGATCGACAGCGAGGTTTTGGACGCCGAAAAGACCGTTATAACATTGCCTTTCGCTCCATCGGACGGCTCGACGATACGGCACTACGAACTGAACGATGACGGAACAGCCGTCGACACCGTACAAGTCAAAGACCGGATTATGCGCCTTATCAGCGACGGTTCCGGGCTGGCTATGCTTGCATTCGACGACCTCGATTTCACGACCTTGCTATCGAAATACTATTCCACCCTATCGCGTCTGCTCAACAGCGCAATAACCATTACGGAGCAGATCATGTTGGACGAATACGATTTGAAATCGCTGGACTATTCAATCCCGTTCTACCTGCGCCAATATGGGAAATTCTACGGCATCGTCAGCATCCAGTCGACAGCGAATAAAGCCTGCGAGGTCAAGGCCGTGCAGTTGCCGGAAACGGTTGTCCAAGAACCGGAACGCCCATCGCAGGCGGTATCTATCGGCTGGCAATGGGAAGACGTCGCTATTTACATAACAGCCAGCGCTGCGCCTGCGTCAGACCTCGATGTCGTGATAACCCCCTACACGTACGACGGTGTTGCCCTCGTACAGCAAACGATCATCTTTCCTGCCGGGCAAATGAAAGTGATCGGCCCGACGATTACGCGAATAGTCGGCGGAATCGAAATAAACTCCATCACCCCGGAATATGACGACACGTATAGCTACATCATCGCAGAACAAACCACGAAAAACGCATAACAAATGGCAGAAAACACAACAACCCGCGTCGTCGAGGTGCAAGTCGACAACGCGGAAGCTATCAAGTTGATAGCCGACTACAACGCCAAGATCGAGGAATCGACGGCAAAGGAAAAGGCCCTGCGCGAGGCGATCAAGAAAAAGGGAGAAGCCACCGCCGCCGACCGCGAGGAACTGGCGAAGCTACGCGCCGAACAGACCGCCTACAAGCGCGAGTTGCGCGAGGTTGAAAAGGAGGTGCAGAACAACATCAAGGCGGCCCGCGAGGAAGAGGGGTCGAACCGAAAACTGCGCGCCGAACTGTCGAACCTCACAAAACAGTACGATTCAATGAGTGCAGCCATGCAGAAAAGCGCAGAGGGCGAGGCACTCAAAAAACAGATCAACGAAATAACCGATGCGCTGCTCGAATCGGAAGAGGGTACGCAAAGGTTTTACCGGAACGTGGGTAACTATCCCGACATCAAGCCGCTCGAAACGCAATTAGGTGTAATTCGTCAGCAACTCGCGCAGATGAAATACGAGGGCAAAGAAACGACGCAAGAGTATCAAGACCTGCTGGGCGTCGCCGCAAATATGAAAGACGCCCTTGCTGACGTCGAGGCTGGCATCAATGCCGGGGCATCCGACACGGCGCAACTCGACGTGCTCATCAAGGGGACGCAAAATCTTTTGCAGCTATGGGCACAATGGTCGATACTTTCAAAGCAGTTAGGGGTCGAAAATAAAGACCTCGACAAAGCTATCGGCATTATAACGCAGACGCTCGGCGCACTCGTGGCCATCCAATCCGTGCAGAACATGTTGCAGAAACAGTCTATCGTCATGCAAAAAGCACAAGCGGTTGCAACATGGGCACAGACGAAAGCGGAAACCGCCCGGACGTCGGCGATGGCCGCCGGGACGGTTGCCACAAACGCCGGAACCGCCGCAGTATGGAAATTCACGGCGGCGCTTTTTGCAAACCCAATCGGGGTTATCGTCGCGGCAATTATCGCGGCAATCGCGGCCGTTTATGCCCTCGTCAAGGCGTTTAGTTGGTTCAATTCGTCGACCGAAAAAGCGAAAGAGAATCTGAAAAAACAAGGCGAAGAACTCGACAAGCTCAATAAGAAATACGACGAGCACATCGAGAAGATGAAAGCCCTCGGCAAAACCGACGAGGAAATAACGCTGACGCGCCTTGCCCTACTGAAAGACCTTGCCAACAAGCGCGCCGAACATTTCAAAGCGGCGCAGCAGCTCTATAAAAAGGACAGCGAGGAATACAAAGCATCACAAGACGCCAAGAAAAAAGCGGACGAAGACTACCGATCAGCGCTGAACGATACAGCGAACCACCTGCGCAGCCTCGCATCCGCCTATAACGACGCGGCGTTAAAAAAGAAACTGGGTGCGGTCAAATACGCGACGCAACAAGCCAACGAGGAATTCAAGAATCAGCGCAAACTACTCGTCGAATTGGTGTATGCAGGTAAGGTAGCCAGCAGCGAAGCGAAAGATATTCTTGCGAGCCTCGAAGCCGCACGCGACAAGACAATAAAGGAAGCCTACAAAGAAGCCGCAGAAAAGCAGAAACAGGCCCTTGCGACCGAACTTGCCGCCGTGCGCGCAGCGACCGACGCCAAAGTCGCCTTGATGAAAGAGGGCATCAGCAAGCAGTTGACGCAGGAAGAGGTCGCATACCGCCGTCGGGTCGCCGATCTGAAAAAACGCCTCGAAACCGAAAAGGGGTTGACGAAAAAGGCAAAGGCAGCAATTCAGCAGCAAATCGAGCTGGCCGAACAGCAGCACGTCTTGAACGTCGAGAAGATCAACCGCGCGGGCCTCGACAAGAAAATCCGGCAAGAGCAGCAGAATATCGCCCTGCGGCTGGCCGCCGTCAAACAAGGAACCGACGCTGAATATACGCTGAAAGTCGAACAGTTACGGAAACAGCAGGAAGCCGAACTTGCCAACATCGAACTGACCGAGCAGCAAAAGGTTCTCATCCGGGAGAAATACAACAAGCAACTGGACGACCTTTCGAACCAATGGATAAACGCCAACCTGCAAAAACAGAACGACGCTCTACGGCTCGAATGGGAGAACCGAATCAACGCCGCCGCCGTACAGGGGCAAAACACCCTGCAATTACAGTTGCAGATGCGGCAAGCGGAACTCGACGCCTTGCAACAGATGGAGGGCGAAAGCGACGCCGCATTCAAGGCCCGACAGCTCGCCGCGCAACAGGCATACGTCGACGCAAAACGAGCCGTCAACGACTACGAGATACAAATCGAACAAGCAAAGTTGGAAGCACTCGCCGCAGTTACGAACGGTTTGTCTGGTTTACTCGAAGAACTGGGTGAAGATAATAAGGCTTTTGCCGTTTTGAGCAAAACACTTGCATTGGCCGAGATCGCCATCAACACCGGAAAGGCTATCGCAGCGGGTACGGCGCAGGCTCAAAGCGTCCCATTCCCCGGCAACCTTATCGCAATCGCTACGACTGTTGCAACGATCATGGCGAATATCACGTCGGCGATTAAGACTGTCAAATCGGCAAAATTCTCGACTGGAGGTTATGTGTCCGGGCCGGGAACGTCGACAAGCGACAGTATACCCGCCATGCTGTCGGACGGCGAATCGGTAAACGCAGCCTTGCCGACGTCTATGTTTGCCCCGATCTACTCGGCGCTGAACCAGCTCGGAGGCGGTGCGCCGATAGTCGCCGCACAGTCGAGCAATCAGATAGCAGGCGAAGATATGCTTGCCCGCGCATTCGCAAAGGGAGTTTCGCAACTCGACATGCGCGTCGGAGTGGATGAAATAACCCGCGTATCTGACCGGGTGAAAGTAGTCGAATCATTAGGCGATTTGTAGTTATGAAAGTACACGAAATTTTGCAACAGAACACCGATCTGCTCCGGGCGCTCGCTCGCGCAGGCGCGGCTATCGAGGATGTCCGCTATATCCCCTTGTGGAACGACTACGAACGGCTTCGCCGTGACGGGTTCAAAGTAGCGTATATCGTCGCGTACCTGTGCGACACCTACGAGGTCAGCGAACGCACCGTCTATCGCATTATCCGACGATTCGGCCGCGACGTCAATACGAGCCGCTGACACGGCGTGTCAGTTGATTGTGCCTCAAAGCGTGTATTTATTACACGCTTTTTATTTAGCTTTGTTTCGTAAAATCAAATCTATGGCAACTCTCAAACTCTACAATCCGATTCTTTCCGAAGCGACAAAAGAATGCTACTGGTTCTGCGACGAGGCCGGAACGAGTTTCAAGGACGTGGACGAATTCATCAACGGCATCCCGGCAGGCGACGATAATATCGAATTACTATTGCACTGCGACGGCGGCGAGGTAAACGAGGGCTGGGCCATCGTCGACAAGCTGCGGAGCACGGGCAAGAAGATAACCGCGACCATCGAGGGGAATTGCGCGTCGATGGCTACCGTCGTTTTGCTGGCCGCTTCCGAACGCCGAGCATACCCGCACGCCTCGTTGCTCATTCACAAGCCCTACTATCCCGAATACACGCTGGCCGACGCATACCGCGCCGATGATCTCGAATCGCTGGCCGCCTCGTTACGGGACGACGAGCAGAAGATGCTCGATTTCTACGTCGAGCGAACCGGAGCGGATCGCGCGGAACTCGAAGCGCTTATGAACGAAGACAAGTTTATCGGCATGGAGCGAGCAAAGGAACTCGGATTCATTCAGACGATCATCCCCGCAGCGTCGGCATCGGCAGGCGGCCCGAACAGCGCGAAATCGGCTGCGTGGAAGCAGCAAAATTCAATAACCAACAATCAAAATTCTATGGCAACAAAAACCACGAAAAGCGAAGACAAAAGCGTGCTTCGCAAAGCCCTCGCAGCGCTGGCCGTTGCGCTGGGACTGGAAGCCCCGCAGCCCGTCAATTACGAGCTGAACACCGAATCGGGCGACACGATCACGATTGACAAGCCGGACGGCGAAGATCCCGCCGTCGGCGACAGCGCATCGCCGGACGGAGAGCACAAGATGCCCGACGGCAAGACAATCGTCATCGAAGACGGTAAAATCACGGAAATCCGCGACGCCGAAGACGAGGGCGACGGAGGGGGCGATAATGGCGACGGCAGCGGAAACGACCCCGATTCCGAAGCGCTGGCGGCGGCTAACGCACGTATCGCCGAACTCGAAACCGAACTTGCGGACGCCCGCAAGAACGCAAAAACGACCGACGAGAAACGCATCTTGAATCTCGTCGCCATTGCGGGCGGCGAAGCATGGCTTGTCAAGGCCAAGTCCGACTACAAGCCCGCCGCACGTCAAACCACGACCACAGCCGCAGGAGAAGGCAAGAAGAACGCCGCGAAACCGCAGTCGCGCGTTCAGCAGCGCATCGCCGAACTCGAAGCGGCACATCAGAAAACGGAGTAAATCACAACAACACTTTCAATTATGGCAAGCACAGGACTTAATTTTTCGAATCTGACCCCCGATAACGGGGCGATTAAAGACCTCAAACGGTTGATCTTCTTGGCCGTTACCGACCCCGAATCGCTCGGAAAGATTTTCAATTTCCTGCCGAAACAGAAGCACGGCGAAAAGGTCGGTTTCATCGGCGAATTCGGCATGGTCGGCAAAGCCTCACAGGGCTGTAATCCGACGTTCGGAACCAGCGTCCTTGCGACGAGCGAAAAAGAGTGGGACATCCGCGAATGGGAGGTTGCCGAAAAAATCTGCTACAAGGATTTGGAGGGCACAGTCGCACAGGTCGCCATGCGTACCAAGACGAACATCGCCGACCTCACGGGTACGGAATATACCGACTATATCCTCGCGCCCCGGCTCGAACTCGCCATCCGCAAGATGCTGATGCGTTACGCATGGTTCGGCGACAAAGCGGCCGATACGGTCACGGACGGCGGCAACCTGCTCGATTCCATCGACCCGGCGTATTTTACCCTCGTCGACGGTTTCTGGAAGCGTCTGTTTACGCTGGCCGCCGCAACGCCCGACCGTCGCACCACATGCGCAGCCAACGCCGCCGCGACGTTCGCCGAGCAGAAAGCCGCCATGCGTCAGAATTATGCTGCCGTCGATTTCCTCGACGCACTTATCTCCGACGCCTCGACGGTTCTGCGGCAGGCCAACGGCCAGCTCATCTACATCACGCAAGCGCTGAAAGACGCGCTGGACGCTGACCTCAAACGAAACAACAAAGGTTCGGAATTGCAGTGGACGGCGCTGTTCGACGGCATCACGGAAACGAACTACAACGGTGTGCAAATGCTCGCCATCCCGTTCCTCGACGAGATCATCAAAGGCTGCGAAACCGTCAGCGGCGGCAAGGCGTGGAACAAGCCTTATCGCGCGCTCTACACGATCAAAGACGACCTGCTCGTCGGCATGGAGAGCGAAAGCGAGGTCGCCGACATTCAGGTATGGTTCAACAAGGACGAGCAGATGAACAAGATTCTGTCGAAAGACAAGATCGGAACGCTGATCGCCGACGACAACCTCGTGCAGGTAGGTTTCTAACCCTCAAAACTCGATTACACTATGAATTGCGATAGCTTCATCAAGGCGAGAATCGAAAAGAACTGCGCAGAACCGATTACACAGGGCGTCGAACGTACCGCATGGATCGGAAATCGGGCGCAGCTCGACATCGCCAATCTCGAATTCGTCGAGGGTTCGACGAATCAAGTGCTGAATCTGCCGCTTATCAAAGGCGCGCAGTTGTACCCGATTATCCAATCCGGGACAAAGCCGTTCGAGGGGCTGAAAACCGATCTCGACGGCAGCAGATCGGAAGTGCACACGGCTGGACTCCAGTCACGAGCGGGCGTCGTATGCCGCTTTCGGCGTGAGAAAAAATATAACAAGCAACTCTGTCGCACTCTCACGAGTGCGGGGATTGAAACCGGACTGCGCAATAACAATCCTG